GAGCGCGGACGCAGGAGGGGATGACGCATCTGGACTCTTTGAATCTGCTGCGGGGGCAACATCATCAGGAGCGCCCTGATCTGTTATCTTGCCGAGCAGACCAGACGAACCGCCGCTTTCCACGTTCTTGAATTTACCCCCGAGGGTCTTGCTGGTTTTGAGTTTGGAATCAATGTCCTTAATTTGTTTGTCAATCTTGTCAATCTCAGATGTGGCCGCATTGGCGAAATCTTTATTCGTAGAGTCCTTCATGTACTCTAGCTTTATATTTTCCCTTGCGGCCACAAGCCTGTCACGTTCTTTGGTGATTTCTGCGTGCTTGTCGTTGGAGTAGAGATTGCCGCCGCCTTCAATCTCAACAGGGACGGCCTTCCCGCCCTTGAGGTTGTAGACCGAGCCGTCGTCTCCAGTGATTGTTGACCCCTGACGCGATGATATTTCAAATTTCTTTAGTTCGCGTTGCGCCTCCCGGTCTTTAGCGGACTCTTTGGCGCTGAACTGCAATTCATCCATCTTGTTGCCGTGGCGAAGGCGCTCGATTTGATCCAGCTTCTTCTGGTCGTTTTCGCTATGCATCATCTCAAGTTCTTGCGCGGCAATACTGGCGGACCTCTGCTTCCCGATGTCCTCTGCGGCCTCGCCAAAACCAGCCGCCATCCTGCGAAGGAGTCCGCTCATTGCATACCTCCGCTCTGCTGCATCCGCCCCATCATTCCGGGTTCAGGCTGTTGGTTGACTTGCCCCATGAGAAGCGAGCGCACCTGATCCGGCTTGGCCCCGAGTTTGGTCGCCATGAGCGCAACGGTGGCCTGAACCGCAAGACGCATCTGCTCGGGCGAAAGTTCCTCCATCCGCCCCGCCTCAGTCAGCATGTCAAGTCCTTCGTAGAGAAGTTCGACCGCCACCGGGATGATGATTTGCGGCGGCATCTGCGGCTTCGACCTCGACATGATGACGCCCATGAGCCCGACAACGCCCTCGGCCACCTTCTTCTCGACCTGCCCTTCGCCGGACAGCATCTGGTTAATCATGTCGGCCATCGGTTCGGAATACATGAACTTCTGTCCGGCCAGCACGGCTTTCTCGAAAGCGCCCTGCATTTCCGGCGGTAGGTACTTTTCAGCGCCCGAAAGATATTTCGGAGGCGCGGCCTTCTGCATCAGCCCCTTCATGCGTTCATCCTCAACTTGATCTGCGGAATGTTGTTCATGTTCTGTTGTTCACGGAGCCACTTCATTTTGAGAAACTTGAAATAATCCTCTCGCGGGTCTGGTGCGAGTCCCTTGAGAACTCCACCACCGAGGCGCAACAGTTCGGCCTGGTTCTGCTTATTGGTGGAGAGTTTGCCAAGCAGGTCATCAAGAAGTCCCTGCGCCTTGTCTTGTTGGGGCGCGGCATTCTCCATCGCCCCTTTCAGCCTTCCTTCCGGGTCGGTTATGTCGGCCTGCTGGTTTTTGACCATTGCATTGCCGTTTTCGTCATACTCGACGCCGGAATCCGTGATACCGGTTTTCATTTCATCGGGCACGCCAAATTCCGCACTGGAAGAATCCATCGGGTATCCTGGGTCAACGCCGAAATCCGCGCTCCCTTCCTCGATGATCTGCTCCGGCACCCCGGTAGAAGTGTCGACACCTTCCCCTGTCTGAACGATCCCCTGCGCGTCAACCTCTGTGCCGGGGTCCACGCCGAAGTCGGTGCTGGATGCGTCTATTTCATAGCCGGGGTCCACGCCGAAGTCTGTTGACGCCGATGCGTCGGCTGCGGCGACTTCACCTGCCCCCGCAATCCCAGTGGCGAGCGAGGCGATCCCGAGCAGTCCGCCTATTTTCATAAAGTCCGAGTCTTTGGCGAGGTAGCCGAGTCCGCCGACCATTGCGGAGCCGACCGCCAACCCTGCCGCTAATCCTGTAATAGAGCCGGTCAGTACCGGGATCAGTGGAATAAGAAATGGCATTGTTATTGTTCTCCTAGCTGTCCATACTGCTGACGACTTTCAGATAATTCGGGCACATGATCCAGCCATTGCCGGTCAGGAACTCGTCAAGTCTTGAATCAGGGTTGGTGTGAATGGAAACAGACGCGACGTGCTGTGCCGCGGCCCATTCCGAGAAGCGGCGAAACAGAGCCATCCCGGCCCCCGGATATTCCGAGTACCACGCAAGCACAGACGCCATGCGCCCATAGAACATCGGGTTGTCGCCAACAAAGGCGAGAATGTGCCCCACGATCTTCCCGTCGTGTTCGGCACACTCCCAAAACCCAAATCGAATGGCTGTCTCAGCCATGTTTTCCAATTTCTCCCAGCACGGGATCATGCCAATTTCTTCCGGCTTGAGCCCACGGATGACCAATTCCCTGAAATCCTCGCGCTTGATGTCCTCATAGACGGAAGGGCGGATAATCATTAGTTACCCTGATTCCAGTCTGTGGTGTAGTTGCTAAGATATTGCTCAATTTCAGCATACGTCATGTTCCGCCAGTCAACCCCAAGGCTGTCGAGGTAGTCTTTCTGGTTTTGGGTCATGTCGGTTACGCCCCCGGTCTGGTTTTCGGGTACCGACCCCAACCCCGGCCCGCCAGTGTAGATGCCGCTCGCCACTTCGTTGAAGAAGTTCAGGAGTTCGCCGGTCGATATTCCACCGAGCCTTGCAAGTCCGGCCAGTCCGACCTTCATCAATGTGACCTGCTTGTCCACGGCGTCCTGCTTGGCCGCAACGTCCAGATCGGGGCTTTGCAGAATCTTGGAAATCTCAAGCTGCCCCTGCTGGAACATCCGGCCGGCGGAATCCATGAGTTGCGATCTGGTCTTGACATCCAGTTCTTGCTGCGTGAGGTCGTACTGAACCTTCGCCTGAAGCGCGGCAACACCGCGTTGAGTCCACGACTGGAGTTCGGCAACGCTTTGGGCCTGATCGCCACGGAGTTTCTGTAACGTCGCATCGACCGCGCCCTGAAACCCGAGTTGCTGAATCTTGTTGTACTCGGAGGCGTTGAACTGCTCCATCGCGTTCTTTGAATTCGCCTCGAACTGGCGGGCGGCATTGGTCGCAGAAGCATCGGCCCCCGCAATCGGGAGAACGGAACGAAGCGCGGCATCCACGCCTGCTCCTGCGGCCATCGAGGAATTCTGGAGCCCTCTTGAATTAGCCGCCTGCATGGCCTGCGTCTTGGCTTGCTGCATGAGAAGCGAGTCGCCCTGCATGAGCCGGTTGACGCGATCCTCGACCGTATCGACGTTGTACCCCTGAGCCTGCGCCTGTTGGGTCTGCGGGTTGGCTGGCATCTCCGGCAGCGGCGGACTTGAGCCTTGATAGTTCTGCGTCCATTTCGTGAGCAGGCCAAGGAGACTGTCCCACTGATCCTGTCCGGTTCCGCCGGGGGGAGGGGTTCCACCCGGAGGAGGCGTTCCACCAGGTGGCGGTGTCCCGCCCGGAGGGGGAGTTCCGCCTGGGGGTGGAGTTCCGCCGGGAGGCGGTGTTCCGCCACCGCTTCCGGGCCACGGTTGACCGCCGACTTGACCGGCCCCGCCCCAGTTCACCGGATTGTTCTGATCCGTCCATGAACCTGTCGGCGGGACGCCATAGTGCAACTTCCCGGCTGAGTCGCGCCAGATTACTTGATCGTCCGGCAATGCCCCGCCATAGGCGTTTGAGCGCATGACGTAGATCGGGCCGCTACCATCGTTGGGGTATTCCCAGAACCACCCCGGATTGTGCCACGGCGTATTCGGGTCCGGTTCCGTGCCCGGTGCCCACTGTGCCGTGCCCCAAATGTCGTTGTTCTCGTTTACGGAATTTGGGCCGTAGGGCGACTGTAGGCTTTTCGCTGTTTTGTAAAGAATGTCCTGCCAGCCGGGGTCCGTCTGGTCATAATTGAGGTTTCCCAGAAAGGAGTCGATCTGGTCCGGCGAGAAATTATTCGTGAGATAATCAGCCGCCGCATTGCCGGAGATTCCAGCCGCGCCAAGTTGATTGTAGAAATTGTTGATCTGTTCCGATGTCAACTGCGACGGGTCAAGCCCGGAAATCCAGTCCTTTGCCGCCTGCGTGTTCCACCAGTTCGGATCGTTCCAGTCCGGGCCGGTCGCGGTGGTATTCATCTGCGGCTGGCCGGAAGTGCTTTGATCGACCTGGTTTTCAGCCAACGGCTGTTGCAGCGCGTTGGATTCGCTGGAATCCGTACTGCCCCAGTTAAACCCCACGTTCGGGTCGTATCCCCAAATGTCAGCCGCCATGTTCCACTGTCTCCTGTCTTTGGTCGTTGTTCATCGCAGCAGCCTCCTTGGTGTGTAATGGAGCAGCACGCCGGATAATGTGATCGGGAAGAAATAGTCCGTGTTGCTGGAAACGCGGATCGAAACGTTCTCCGCAGTCCCGGTCATGTCCGCCTCAGTCGGGGAAAGCGTTGCCCCGTCCCATACAAAGGCGTCCCATGTAAAGGAGTCCCATCGCACGGACGAAAAGTTCGTTTCGTATGTCGTGCTGCCGGGTTGGGATATTTCAGAACTGTTGTATCCAAGTTCATACGAGAACACGAACTCGGCGTATCCGTCACCCTGGACCTCGAACACGGCCTTGCGGTATCGCTTGTTGACGCGGGGGGAATTGACGAAATCAAACGCAACGTACAGATACGTCTCGATTGAGTCCCCGTCCAGCGACGTGCCCCGGTCGAACTGGTAAACCTTCCCGTCCGTGGAACCGAAGAACGACACGAATGCGCCGGTTGAAGTTTCGCCTTCCCACGAACACGTCACCTGATCGGAAAACGCCACCGGCATGATGCCGACAACCTTGTTCCCGTCGAATGTAACGTAGACGCCGCTCCCGTCCGAGAAGAACAGGCGGTACTGCGTCTTGTCCCGGTTGACGCTTGAGCAGGTCGTCAATGTCCTCTTGTCGCTCAACCATTGCTGGATGTTGCGAGACAGCGTTTTCGATGCGAAGTTGCCGTAGGACTGCGCGGCTGAAAGGCTGGTAAGCCCACGGTCGTCGAACATAATCACCGGCCCCATGTCCTGCATTGTCTTTCCGATGCACCCGGTCGTGGCAGAAAACGTGACGAGGTTCCAGTCAGACGAACTTGACCCGTACAAAACGTATGTCCTGTTGCGCGTCGTGATGATCATCGCGCCACCGAGTTCAGAACCGTGTGCCGGCATGAACCCGGTTACATCTTCCCCTACGCCAAGTTCAGCCGCCCCCGTCACGGGGGTCCACTGGTACGGGTATCCCGCGGATGAGTGCTGGACGCTTGACCCGAACGAGAAGAACAAATGGTTCTTGTGCCCCATCACATAATCAGGCGTGTCGTCCGTCATGCCGGTAGTGATCGGGACGAATACGGTGCCGTCGAACTCGAAGCCACGGTTCACGCCGTCGCATCCGTAGATGCGGTTCGTACTAGCCCCGCCGCCGAAGTTGTACTGGACGGCCTTGAAGCTGCCACCCGGTAAAAGCGTTATGGCGGATTCGGCCCCGGAGCATGTGGCCGTGACCCCGGCCGTGAAAGCCCCCGCCGTGAAACTCCCGCCAGATGGCGTGTCCACGATGAACCGCCCAGCCGCCGTCCCGCCCGCCCATGACCCGGACTCAAGTACGACGCGCTTGACTGTTGCAGAAACAGCGCCCTGCGTGATGGTCGCGGCTTCCGCCGGCTCTGACCCTGAGCCAGCGGTGAACGACACTTCGTAGAAGAACGTGATCTGCGACCACCCTGACGTGGTGGACTTCCACATATCGGCGGCGGTGCCACCCGCGTTGTTTCGGAACACATAACAGGTGCCACCGAAATAAAATCCCCCGAGGATCGAACCCGATCCGGTGGGGGCTGCAATATCATCACGGTATATGTCGGCGGCCTGGTTTTTATAGATTGCGTGCAGCTCTGCCGTCGCGGCACCATCCACCGTTGCGGCGGATGTCGTCGTGGCCTGTGGAGAGCCGCCGACGTTCAGGACTTCGCCTGACTCGAATGTGCCTGCGATCTTCGTGATGACCAGATTGGTCGTGTTGTTGGACGCGACTTCTGCGGTCGCGGAGGAATTGACCCCAGTGATGGTGTCTCCCGCCGAGATGGCCCCGGTGAGGGTTATGTCAATGACGGCATAGATCGCGTCCGATGGCGCGGTCCTGCCATCGAACCGCTCGTACCCGGTGATCGTGGAATACCCGCCGTTGATGTCGCTCTCAAAGTTCTGCGCGGACCTGACGACGCCATGCGGGATTGAAAGCGGTGGCGTCTCGTCGTCAAACCCGCCCCGGAACGGGATGAATATAACCTGCGTTTGCGGGAGTTGCGTCCCTCTCACGCCAGCGGACCCGCGAAATAAATATCCGGCAACTGGTCGGCCTTGAGCGCGGCCATGACAGTCCTCAGTTCGCGCCCCGCCCTTTCCAAGACTTCAGGCGCGGACTGGTACAGGGCGTAATGCCTGAGCGCCCACCAGACAATCGCGGAATGAAACCGTGCAGGCATTTCCGGTTCGTCCGCATCAGCAGACATTTCCGTCGCCGCCTTCTGGTATTCGCACCGGATCGTATAGCCGGTGGAATCCGGCTTCGGCCCAAGCCTGACGTTGTTGGAGGGATCAATCGAAACGTGCGCGGGGCGGTTCTGGATGGAAGCGCCGCCGCCGAAGTTGTAGGTCTGATACCACAAGTCCCACGGCATGTACGAAAGAATGGACTCGTCGCCTTGCCCGACGGAAGTGGTATAGATGGAGAATGTCTGCGGATGGAAGAAACCGAAGGAAGTGATGGAAAAATCGGAATAGGTGTACGAATTGTCACCCGTGGTTGTCGTGGCCGATGCGGTAGAGCGCATCCAGCGCCAATAGCGTTGCGAGTTCTGGATGGACACCCACGCGGCGTTTACCCACTCGACCACGCGGGCCATTTCCCCGGTCTGACCCGTCACGGCGGACGGGCCAGTACCGGAAATCCCCGCTTCGCGGCGAACGTCCTTGCAAAGTTCGAGGAAAGTGGACACTTACGCACGCGCTCCTGAAATGATGCGCTTCAGCCACGCACGACCCTTGGGGGTATCTTCCTCGACGGAGAACGGGTAACGCTGCGATGTGCGCCAGCGGTAGTCGATGACCGACCCGCCTTCCTTTTCCTCCATCTGGTAGTGCGTTTGGCGGGCACGAACCAACTGCTCGACAAATTTGCGCTTCGTGATCTTGGGAACCCCGCGCACGAAGAACTCAGTCTGCCCGTCCACGCCGACATCGACCACCGGGAGAGAATCAATCGGTGATTCGTGGACAACGACGGTTACGGGTTCCTCCATGAACTTCATGAGTTCGGCCTTCTCGTCAATCGCCCTAGGCTCGGCAACCTCGACATCGGTATCGCTCAGTTCCGGCCCATCGAATTTCGCCACCCCTGACTTTACTTCGTCCCCGGACTCAACGCGGTTTTTCTTGATTACTGTCTGTGCAGCCATACGTCTCCTATGCCGGTGTCATCCGGCGGTTTTGAAAGCATCTGTGAATTTCCCGCGATAGACCTTGGTGCCGATATGGCCTAGGTCGATGGACGGGTCAAGGTGAACCTTGAACCCGCACTCGCGGATCATATTGAAAAACGCCATGTCCTCGCCGCGCCGATTCCCGTTGATGGAGCCCACGGTGAATACGGACGCCATCTCTTTCCCGGTGACTTCATCCATGATTTTATCGCTCGCGGCCGTCACGGCTTCGGCCACTTCGCGTGTCATAACAGTGAACCCGAGGCCGACCCCTTCTATCTCGACGAGGCCGTATTCGTCATAGACAAGTCCTTTCGCTTTGTCGTACTTGACGAAGTATGTCGGCTGCGAGTCGATCTTCGCCGGGTAAGTGGCGCACACCACATCCCGCAGTTTGGACATCGCCAGCAACCGTATGAACTGGGCCGGTTCCCACACCATGTCGGAGTCGATCCAGAACAGGCGGTTTGCGTCCGACCCGATGAATTGGTCAAGCACTTCGTCACGCGCCCACTGGATGACGGCGGAATTGGCAACCATCCCTATCCCGCAATGGATATTAAGTCTGTGGCACGCCTCTATCGTCCCGATCAGGGACTTGACAACATACGGGTGGAAATCGCGCCCGGCCGGTATGCCGACCATAACGCGAAGGCCGTCCATGCCGACATCGACGCTGCTCATACTTTCTTCAGGATCACGCCGAAGTGATGGTTTTCCATGTAGACGACATCCACCACTTCCCACCAGTTCTTGATGTACCAGCGGTAGTCCGTCACCTGAAGGTTCTTGCCCAGCGCGTCCTCGTAAAACTTCTTGTTGAGGAAGTAGAACCACATCGGGTGAAAGAACCGCGTGTGCCCTGGGTCCACCAGCGCATCGGTGTTGATCGGAAGGACAGCGCCGAACATGCCGCCCGGTTTCAGGATGCGCCAATACTCGTCCATTTCGTCAAACCATCCCATCCAGTCGCCTTGCCTCCCGATGTGTTCCAGCACATCGTATGCGGCGATCTCGTCGAATGCCTCATCGGCAAACGGAAGCGGGCGGCGCTCCAAATCCCACACGACATCCGCCCCGCAATCCGGGTTCATGTCGAGCGTCGTGAGTTCACCGGACCATTCCTTTTGGTCCGTCAGATACAGCTTCTTGGCACGGGCGTTCCCGCACCCAAGCAACAGGCTTGCCATTGTTTTCCTCCGTCAGAAGGTGAATTGGTGCCGGTTTCTTTCTCTCTGGATGGCCGGCGTCCAGATGACAGCGGCGTGAGATACGCCGTCGAGACTCTGTTGTTATTTTTGTGCCTCGGAGAAATTGCTCCCCAACCGCGTCACTAATGAGAAAATCAGGTTTCTGAGAACGGCGTTGCGAGACTGCCCGACCCGTTGATGATGACCTTCACGCGCCAGGTATTCGCGGCCACGTCCCACGCCTCCACGGTATCCTGCCCAAGCCCGCCGGTCGTGGTGAGATTGAACGTCACCTTGTCCGAAGTGGCGGAAGTCAGGAAGCACATGGCGTCGGCCGCAGCGGTCGAGTCGAGCGCGATGCAGATGCCGCTCATCACGTCCGTCCCGTTGGCCGCGATAACAACCGTGCCCTGCGTCTGGGCGATGTTGTTCACAAGCTCGAACTTCTCGCCGCTTCCGGTCGCGGCCGGCAGGGTGAATGTGTTGGCGACGGTCGAGTCGGTGTTGATAAGAACGATTCGATTCGCGTGCTGCGTCACGGTCAGGCTCAACGCCGTAGATGTCGTGGTCACAACCTTGGCCGAAGAATCGCAAGCGCGATTGATTTCAGCCGCAGTCGCCGTAACAAGCGTCCCGCCCAGCTTCAGGCCATTCGTGCCATCATGCGAGGCAAAGTCCACATCCGTAGTACCATCAGCAAATGTTACATTACCAGCCATATTCGGTGCGGTAAGCGTGGTAATAGTTGCAGAGGTAATTGTTGCGATTTCCCCGGACGCGCCCAGCACCAGTGCCTTGTTCGCGGCGGCGGTCCCGTTTGTGATGCCGTCAATCTTCTGAAGATCGGTCGCGCCCAAGTCATTCAGCGCGGCGAGTTCAGCGACAGCAAGTGAAGTCTCGGTGCCGTCCGAATTCTCGGTGAGGATGACGGCGTTTTTCTTGAAGCGCAGCTTGTCGTAAACGCCAACCTGACGAAATGCTTGCCAGTTAATCATTGTTTTATTCCTCCGACGTAAGGCACGGGGGCGCTATGCCCCCGTGCAATCGTCCATTTGTTGTTGTGGATTACGAAGTGACAGGGCTGGCCGGCATACCACCGATCATATTGTAGAAGGTGGCGGTGACATCCGTGGCGCTCATGTCAGTCGTCCCATTCGTAAACGTCGCCGCATTCGCCAGCGCGATCTTGTACCCGCCAATCGGACAGTTGTTGTCGTCGGGCAGGGGCCACTGGAGAACGACCGTGCCGGCCGCGAGGTCGGTGTTGCTGACCGCCGTGCCCTTCTTGGTGCTGACCGTACCGCTCGAATTGATCTGCACCAGATAAAGGCAAGTGGTCGTCACGGCCTGCGCGGCATGCGCGGTGACTGCGATGTTGTCGGTGTCCGCCTTGTGATAACCAAGTCCGTCAATGGCGAAATCGACACCGGCACCGTTGGGCGCGGCGATCTTGATGGTCGCGCTGTTGGTGCCTTCGGCAAGCCCCGCCGAGGCAAAGCAGGCGGTGATGCCGTGGGGCTGGATGTGTGCAAAACTCATGTGTGTGTTCCTCCGAAAAAAGGGGCCGTGTGACCGGCCCCGTTATGGTTGTGTTACAGAATGGCTAACCATCCTGTAAGCCATTGATTACTATAGCGAAGTGGCTCCGCACTCGGCAACTGCCATATGGCCGTTATTCAAAATGGTCGTCGCCATGTAGAACTTCGAGCCGATGAATCCCTTCTGGCCAAGCGGGTCGCCGGAGTCGGTCGCGCCGACCTTCTTCTCGTAGACCTTCATGGAGTCGGCCCCGCGAAGCGCCACATCGCCCCAAGCGTCCTCAGCCATCACGATCATCGGGTACACGTCAACATACGTGGTCCCGGTGGACAGAAGGCCGGTAGAGCCTACGGCGGCGCCGGAGTCGATAACCGGGCCAAGTTCCGGCGAAAGCACGAAGCGGAAGCGGCCGCAGGAACCCAGTTCCATGTCGTGCAGCGGCTTACGACTTCCGTAAGACGCCACATGGATGAAGCCAGGAAGCGCGCGGATGTCGTGCTCAAGGTCGGTGTGCGCGGCCACGACGAATCCGGGTTCGACCGGATAAGTGGCGTAGTTCGCGCTCGGGGAAAGAACCTTGGTGATCATCTTGGCGCGGTTCGCCATGAGGTTGCGGGCAACCTTCGACAGGAAGTTCCAGCTCACCGCCTCATCCACGGTGCCGCGAGTGGTGCCACCGGCGTAGAAGGCGTTGGTGCAACCCTTGAGCACGCCCCAGCGGATCATTTCCCGCAGAAGTCCCATGCGCTCGCCAAGCTGCTTTGCAGCCTCGCCGGAGATGTCGTCCTCGTACAGATCGGCGGTCTGGTCGGTCCAGCTATACACCGCGCCGAACTGCTGAAGCGTCACGGTGATGTCGCGCCGGGTCAGGATGTCGGCCACGGGGGCAGAACCTTCCGTCAAGACATGGGCCGAGGCAGTCACGCTCGGGCGGTTGATGGTGTTGGCGTTGGTGGTCGCCGCGCCGTAGGGAATGAACGACGCATAGATCACGGTGTTGCCCTTGTTCTTGTCGATCTTGCGGGTCTGCGCGAAGGGCGCAAGCGCCTCGACGTGCTGGGCGTGACCGATGATTTCGCCCTTGATGGTGTTGACGCGACCCGCCTGGGTCGTATAGGCATGAATAGCCATTTATTGTTCTCCTGGTTTTTGTTGTTGTCCTACGCTTTCCCTTGGGCCTTTCTGAACCCCAGCTCAAGGTACTCGTCGTCGGTAAGTTGTTTCTTCGGGGAGGTTTCGACCGTCTTGGGGGCGACGGCCCGCTCCAGTTTCTTTGTCTTTTCTTCCTTCACTTTGGCCTGTCTTTTGACAGACTCCTTGTACTCGGTAATCATCCTTGAGATCACGAACCCACTGTTCGTTCCCGAATACTGCTTCTTGCGTTCATCCGGCAGGGCCTCGAACCATTTCTTGAATTCCGTCCCGTTCAGGACTTGCTTGTAGTCCTGATGCCTGTCCTCGATGATGGCGAACTGAAGTTCTTCTTTTTCCTTGTTGAACTTGTCGGTCAGCGCGGCCTGCTGCTTGTTCATGGCATCAACCAGTTGGGCCTGCAACAATGCAGGGTCAAAGGCCGGTGCCTGTTTCTGCGGCGGCTGTTCCTGTCCCGAGATTGCGTCCACCACCTTCTTCATCTTGCCGGCAAGTTCCGGGTATTCCTCGGACATTTCCTTGATGGCTTCGTCCGCCATCTTGCGGTTGCCGACCGTAGGGCGGTCGTGCAGGCGCTTGATCGCGGCTTCCATCGCTCCGAGTTTCCCGAACATCTTGCGTTCGGCTGTAATCCGTTCCTCCCGGATAGCGTTCAGGCGGGACTCAATGGCCCGGTTGATCGCTTCATCTACGTTCGGTTCGGATGGCTTCCCATCTTTTGCCTCGTCCTTGGGCGGTTCTTTTTCCTCTTTTGTCTCGTCGTCCTTTACGACTTCCGATTCGTCGTCCGGTATCTCATCTGTCGTCTCTTTGGAACTTTCCGGCTGGGGCGTTTCCGCGTCAGCCTTGGGTTCGGGCTTGGCGGGGCTGGACTCTGCCCCAACCGCTTTGTTGAATCCAGCCTCAAGAGCCCGATCCAGTTCCTCCTGACTCAGTTCTTCTTCTGTCATCGTATTGCCCCAAATAAAAAGCCCCGTGCGGGGCCATCCGGCGAGCCTGAACGGGTCGCCACCTTCATGCCGGGCCGCTTGCGCGGGTCGGCTGATCCGTTATTCCTCTGCCTTGGGAGTCCTGTCCTCACCAAGGGACGCCAACCGCTTCAGTTCTGCGATTCGGCCCCTGAGTTTCGCCGTCTCCACGGCGTCAAGGTTCGTGTCGTTCTTGGTTCGCAAAGACGCGATTCGGCTCTCGATGTGAGCCTCGACCTTCTTCCACGTCGGGGTCGTGCGGTCGTATACTGAAAACGGCCCGTTGGCGGGTTCTCCCACGTCCATGCGCCCTGATTCCGGTTCCTTGCGGAATACTGAAACCACCTTGCTGATCCAGTTTTGGATCATCTCTGGTACGCCATCCCTGCCGGGGCGCGGCCCGGAGGCTCAGTCGGCGGCTTGGTCACGGGGCGCACCGAACCCAGATCGCGCTGGGTCTTGAGTTTCGCCGCCGTTTCAGCCTGTGAACTGCGAAGTTCCATCGTGATCTCAGCCAGCTTCGCCTTTAGTTCCTCGATGTTCGATTGGCGGTCGCCGTTGAGTTTCATGGTGTTGAACTGGTGTTCGAGCCTTGCGATAGCCAGTTCAGTTTCGCGGTCCTTCTGGTTTTCCTGCGCCTCGAACTTCTGTTCCTTGTCCTGCAACGCGACCTGCGTTTGCGCCTTGACCTGGGCGATCTGTGTGCCCTGATCCGGTTTTTGCTGCTGGCTTTTCTGCATCGTCTGTTCGATCTTCGTCAGTTCCTCCGGCGTCAGGAAGAATTCCTCGGTGTCCATCTTCTGATTCTTGTAAACAGCCTTCAGGAATTTCTTCGTGTCGATCCCGGTCACATTCGGCGGGGCTTGCAGGACGAGCGGGACGGACTGCATCAGGAATTGCGTCTGCTGGTCGCGCTCGACAAGCGCGGTCGAACCCCTTGCGAAAATCTGGAAGTCGCCCTTCTCTTTTTCGTCCTCGCCGTACTGAAGCAGCCATGCGTAGTAACGCCTGACGTGCGGCTCGGTCACGCGGTCATCGAATATGCGGGCGATGCGCCGTAACACGGTGGATGCGTTGGCGTTGAGCAACTGCATCCCGCCGACCGTCTCCGGGGCTTTGCCCTGCTGGCCCTGCATAATCATGGGGAGGCCGGTTACGTCCTCCATGACCTTGAGCGCGAACTGGATGATCTGTCCCAATTCCTGCTGGCGGATGGGGATTTCGATGTATTTGAAAATCTGCTCGGTGTTGACGACCTCCGCATCCTCGCCGATGCGGAAGAACTTGCGCGGCCCGAGTTCCCACTTCCCGTCCACAGGCTCGATAGACCCGTCGCGGTATAGGAAAATCCCGCCCGCCGCGATGCCGGCGTTGTCCATCATGTTGCGAACACCGGCATTCACGATGCGCTGCGGCGTCTCGCCCTGCTCTGGAATCCCGATGCCGTCCCAACTGCCGGACCTGCGCTGCCACGGCATCGTGTCGTAGATGAACTCGCCGGTATCGAGCGGGTTCGTAACGGCGCGGATCACGCGGTTGTTGACAAGCGTGATGAAGGCGTCGATGTAATCGCCGTCATCGCACTCGCACCCGGCGGCCCGCATGTCCTCGGCTTCGAGGCACCCCTGGTAATACCAGATTTCATACGGCTTGTCGGTGCCGGTGTTCTCGGAGAACTCGGTCCTGACTTCCGCTTCAGCGGCTTGCGGCCCCTCGGCCAGCACCGCGTCGATCTGCTCGTCGATGTACCCGTCCACGCCCTTCAGGTCGCGCAATCCCTTTCGCGTGATGGTGTCCCGCTCCCAGATATGCCCGCCCTTGCGAATGTCGCCACCGCAGGCCGGGTCGGGGAAGAAGTTCCACGGGTTGACGCGCTTTGACTCGGGGACGATCTTTTCTTCCATGACAATCTGAATCTGGCCGTCTTTTTCAAAAATGGCGCTCGTCTTGCGCTTGACAGGATACGGCCCCTTGAGAATGCCAACACCGTATTTCGCGGAGTCCTCGATGACCTCGCGCACAACACTGTAATACTGCCCCTCGATGAACCAGTCCTCGATGCGGTCCTCGGCGCGTTTGGCCTTGGCGCGCATTTCCTTGATAAGATTGTCGGCTTCTTCCTTCGCCTGGTTGATGGTCTGCGCCATCAGTCCGGGGTTCCCTGCGGTCGCCGCCTCGATCTGTCCCTGCTGGCCCTTGGTGAACTTCCCCTTCGCCATGTCGATCAGGCTTGTGGGGACCGGAGTGCAATCAACGCCAAAGTTACGCTCGTCGGTCGGCAGCAACATATCCGCCACGCGGGCCGATGCAGCGTCCGTGTACGGGCGGGTGATGTTCACATAGGCCGTTGACCGGGTAGCCTTGGTTCCGGATGAACTGGAACTGAACGCGCCGCGAGAATCAATGGATGCGCCCTGCGAACGGTTGGCGTCGTCAATGCCCTCGTACTGTTCCTCGGCCTTGGTCCAGCGGTCCTCGATGCCGGAAGATCGCCTTGCCGAAATTGATTCTGACCGGCTCTTGGCAAGCGAAAGGCCGAGGGAATCCAGCTTCTCGAAATCTGCCTGCGGACTTTCGTTCTCGATCTGTTCGGTTTCCATTAAGCCCCTATTTGTTCTTGTTCTTCCGCGCTGACAATGCGGACGGGTCAAGCCCCAACACCTTCTCGATCAGGATGACGTGCTCGATGATTTCATTAAGCGTCGTCGGCGCTGACTTCGCGCGGAGCGCCGCGATATTGGTCTTGCGCTGCTGGTACTTCTCGGGGTCAAACCTGCTCATTGCGGAACCGGCCAGTTCGGCGTGACCGCGACAACATCTGTGACAGTGGTTGCCGCGCCAATGGCATCTTCCGCCGCATTGCTCGCAATACGCACGGCGGCAATGAAGTCCCGGCAACGCTGCGCTGCGCTTTCGTCCGTCTCAAGACCCATCCCGATGTTGCGCTGGTACCAGTCAGGGTAGGCGCTTTCAATCGCGTCCCGCGCTTCGTCCCTGACACGCCGCATGGATTCGGCCTGAACATCGGCAAGCGGGCGCTCCGTCAACGCTTCCTCCTGCACCACTTCGGTATCCGTGATCGTGGTCGTCACGGCCTTGGTGTGGATTCTGGAGTCATACCCGACGGCGGAGACATACCGGACAGGCCGCAGCATCGGCTTGCCGTTGATATGCTTCGATTCGACCTGAGTAGGATACTCACGATATTCCGTGACCTGATCGTCTTTGATGAGCGCGTATTTCATTAGTACGAATGACCTCCGTAAGCTACGCCGCCGGATGGGGAGCGTTGGTGAGTTGCTCCGCTGGTTCCGTAGAACGCTACAAATACTGACGCCCGATTACCTTCGGAAGTCGAATCCCCCGGATCGCTAGTCGAACCTGCGCTGGTTTCTATCTTGTATTCTGATCCTATGCCACGAAAAACGCCGCCAATGGTAGATAACTTTGTGTATCCGGTGCTTGCGGCCCAATCAACTCGGGCAGCACCGTTATCTACGCCATCGAGACGAAAATAGATATGTTCTCTTGAGGTTAAAGACGATAAAACCAGCGTAACCGGACCAGCCGCCGCGTCGGTCGCATCGCCTGTTGAACCATCTACCCCGATAGTGCTGTAAGGATTCGACCATAAGTTCAATCTTTGTATCGTATAATTGGCCGACGAAAAATTGACAGTTACGGTGTCGGACGTAGTGAGTCCAGTAGCGACAACGCAGTACCAGAGTGAGGTTGTGGTGGAACTACTATTTGACCACTCTTTTGCTTTCGTCCATGTATTACCTTGTGTATCTGATGCCGAAGTATGGTTCGACGTTTCGCCATCGCTCCCGGAATCATTCGTCCGTACCTCCATCGTCAGCAACTTTCCAACTGCACAGATACTAGTAACAGTCGCTGTGGAACTTGTGTACGGACCCGAAGATTGGGATGTAGTTCCTACGTTGCCGCTGTCTAAAGAGAAAGGCATCTTACACCTGCCCCAGCTTGGTCACGGTGTAGGCGATGCGAACCGCGAGCAGTCTTGCGTCCACAGTACAGGTATCGGCCCCATCAGCGGCTTTTCGGTACACCCGGAACACGGTGTAGTCGCCTGCGGCGGGACTGTTGCCGATAGTCAGAGCGGAGGTCGCGGCGGAAATCATCACGTCGTTTGCAACTGTAACGCCGTCCGTCACTTCCTGCGCGGTTCCGTGGGCGGTGTCCAGCGCGTCATCGTCCGAAAAGCCAACAGCCTGAATGCCCCACACCACGTTGCCGGTGTTGGTGGCGGTCCAGATGAACTGAGCCGTGACAGTGGAGGCGTCCCAATTCGACGGCATCCGAACGTCCCAAAATGCGTTCTCTTGAGTCGCGGCGTCGAAGTCCAGAACCCATGTATTGATCTTGTTCGTGGTGGTTTCGGCTTGAGCAACCGCAGCGCAACCACTGGTCGTAGTCGGGTTCCCGCCTGCGGCTGACAGCACCATGAAATCTGTCATGCCAACGCCGATGGTCGTGCGCACAGCCGCAATCGTGGTGTCGTCAATGATGGAGCGGCCAGTGGCAGTCAGGTCCGCAACTGCGGCGGTGCCGGAACCTGTAAAGTACGGAACCTTGTCGGCGGCTGAAGTCAGGCCCGCAATGGCGGCGAGTTCGGCGTCGTGGGCTTGAACATCCGTGCCGATTTCAAGATTGACACCGGCCTTGAACGTGGACTCGTCTGTGAAATTCAGGCCATCCAGATAAGCCAGTCCTGCATCGTAGGCTTGAACAGATGACCCAATGTCTGCTGAGACAAGCGCGGTCCCTGAAACGCCCGCTGCTGGCAATCCAGAACAATTCGTAAGCGTACCGCTGGACGGGGTGCCGAGTGCGCCGCCAGATACAAGATTGCCGCTCGCCGTTCCAGTCAACGCCCCAACAAAGGTTGTCGCCGTGAGCGCGTTGGTGTCGGCATCGTAAGTAAGCCCTGCGTCCGTCGCCGGAGACAGGCTCCCGGTTTGGCTTGTGCCTAGCAAAACCCATGTGGTCGTATCGCCGCCGGCATCCGCTACCGTAACAGTCCCGGCGTTCCCTGAAACAGAGGTTTGGTCGCCCGTATTCGTCCCGCTTACGGTTGCGTCACCGCTGAGAGTTAGCGTCCGGTCTGCATCCCCGGTCGTAATCGTCAGGGTATGATCTGCCGTGAGGTCCGACCCCGGCGCGATAATCAGATCGTGGCTGGCGTTCGTGTCCAGCAGGTGCAGCCCGGTATTCGGGAACGTCAGGCCGGTTGCGAGCGTTGCGCCATCAACAATATCTCCATCTGCCCCGGTCGGCCCTGTCGGGCCAGTATCCCCGGTCGGCCCTGTCGGGCCAGTATCCCCGGTCGCGCCAGTCACGCCGGTTGGTCCTGTCGGGCCAGGAACCGTTGAATCAGCCCCGGTCGCCCCTGTCGGTCCTGTCGCGCCAAGGTCGCCGGCCCTCGAAAACGCCACGATCAACGGGTCTGAGTTCGAGAATGACCCGCTGTGTGTGACGTATGTGAGAGCAAGCTGCGTCCACCCGGAGTTATCGGTGGACGCACCCGTGATGCTGTACACGGCGAAGTTCTCCATCGCGGATACTTTTCGCAGGAACAGCGTGCCGCGAACAGTACTCGTACTATCGTCCCACGATAGTATCCATGTAGAGACATCCGGGTTCCCGGTGTTCGCGGAAAGATCGTCAATCGCCGCTGCGGTGACAAGCGTTAGATCAGCGTCGTCCAGCCGGATCACGCCTGAGCCCGGATCGGCCATCGTGGTTGTCGTGCTGTATGTGAACGACATACCGTAGTCGGTGTAGAGCGCGGTGCTGACGCCAAGGTTCGTCCTTGCCGTCGCCGCCGACACCGCCTCAAGGGCGGTTGACCCGGCGTTTACGAATATCGCCTTGTTGGCGTTCCCGGCAATGTCGGGAAGTTTCCCGAACCCGGCCTCGACCGCGTTGAACTCGGCACGCATCGTGGCGCTTGAGCCGACCGAGTTCTGCGCCGGGGCGTTCGTGGAGTCGTAGTATTCGGCGCTCGACATTTTAGAATCCCACCGCCATCATCATGCCGCCTGCGGCGGATGCGATGGGGACTTCCTTGAGGGCGATCATAATGCTGGAAAAATCTCTAGTACCTGGGTACATATCAATAGCTGGCGAACTGGTCTTGCTTGTGGTCGTCTCTACTTTGAACTCCGCACCGCAGATCATTGATGTGGGAGACGATCCGGTATTTGCAATTCTTTCGTTGATATTTGAAAACCCACTGGTATAAGTAACGCTGCCAGGTGATGTGGCAATTTCCCCACCAGTTGCCCGGAAGAACAGATATTCATTGGACTGTAACCCAGATATTGATAGCGAAGAAAGCGGCCAAGCCGTGTATCTGCTGACGCTATCAAATGTTTTCCCTGCACCAACAGTTTTGCTGGACATGACAGCCAACCTCATCTCCGCCCCGACCGTGAACTTCCACGGGGACGCGGCCTTCGCGGTCTTGGCGTGGCCTAAAGTAATCGTGATCGTCCCGGATGACAGGGCGCTTGTGACCTTTGTGTGGAACAACGCGATGGTCGCGCCGTCGTTCTGCGTGCTGGTCGGGCTGTATGTGTAAGCCGCGTCATTCGTGTTGTCGTTTAGGATCGCCCACGAATTCCCCGCCGAATCGGTAACGCTTGCGATGTCGTGCAGATACCCGAATGTCGTGTGGTAGTTGTCAGCGGCAATCGGGAGAATGATTTCATCATTCACCGAAGCGGTGACTCCGGTAATCGTGAGCGTCGTCCCGCTCGATGTGCTTGTGAACCCGCCGGAACCGATTGATCCGCCGCTGGTAATGCTCACGATGCGTCAGCCACCATGACGGCACCGTAGTAGTTCGTGCCGTCGTAGTAAAGCCCGACGATGTCAGTGGCCCCGGCCGTGGTCGTAAGCGTAGGTGGTGTCCCGCTCCCCCACTTGACCGACGCAGGCCATGAAACGGTGCGGCTCCCGGTCCCGTCCTGGACGACCTTCAGCACAAGCGAACACACCCCACTTGGGGCGATGAACGTGTACGTGCAATTCCCGGTTAGAGTTGACTTGTGCCGATGCCCGGCTGACCAGTCAATCGTGTCGGCGGTGGAACTGTTGCCGTCGTCGATCTCTGAGTTGTACGTCGCCTGCTTGATCGAAAGCAGGTTGTTGTTCCCGAGGGCCTGCGCCCCGGTGAACGTATTGGCTCCCAACACCGCCAGCGTTCCTGAGGTCGGCAATGTCAGGGTCGTCGCGCCGGAAACGGTAAGGGTGCAGCTATACGCCCCTGAAAGCGCAAGCGTGGACCCATCGGCCAAGGTCAGTGTCGCGGAGGTCGCAGGCGCGGTAATCGCCACTTTGTTGACCGAGGTAGCCGTCGCCACCCCGATAGTCGGAGTTGTTAGCGTCGGGCTTGTGGCGAATACCGCCGCACCGCTTCCTGTCTCATCCGTCAGCGCAGCCGCAAGGTTGGCGCTCGACGGGGTTGCGAGGAACGTCGCAACATTTGTGCCCAGTCCTGTAATCCCCGTTGATACAGGAAGGCCCGTTGCGTTAGAGAGCGTTACGCTGGAGGGCGTCCCGAGGGCCGGGGTGACTAGGGTTGGGCTTGTGGCGAATACCAGCGCGCCGGAACCCGTCTCGTCTGAAATGACCCCGGCCAGTTGGGCGGAAGTCGTCGCCGCGAACTGACTCAACGGGCTTGCGGTCGCGGCATCTCCCGTGACTGCGGCCAATTCAAAGGACGTTTCCCCCGAGTTGACGCGCACCACTTTAAGCGCGTTGCCGGAATACGACAGCCCGGCGAGATCGGTCAGTTGCGCGTCATACGCCTGTACGTTCGTGCCGATGACAAGACCGAGGTTTGTGCGGGCGGATGATGCGGAAACCGCCTCAAGCGCGGTCTCGCCGGAATTGACAAAGACCGGCAGACTCGCGTTGCCGGAAAGGTCCGGCAGTTTGTCGAAAGCATCCTGGATCGCGTCGAACTCGGCCCGAATGGTAGAACTCGACCCCGCGCTCCCGCTCCCCGGTGCCCCCGTTGAATCGTAGTATTCAGCGAACGCCAATTTTCATTCTCCAGTCCGCTTGAGCGGAACTTGTTATCAGGCTTGGATACCTTCGACGGTCACGGTTCCTGCGGCGGTGAACAAAAGCCGGATCGCGCTCACGGGTGTCGTGTAGCTTCCGGCGGCAGCAACGGTCTTTGCGGCGACCGTCGAGTGGTTGTACCAAGTCGTTCCGGCCATCGCGTGTTGAACCGTGTAGGTAGGGCTTCCAGAGATGGAACACTCGAACCCGACAGAGAACGTGTTGCGGTGCTTGTCAGGGTAGAAGGATGCCGTCACGGCATCAGCCGCCCAACCAATGTCGAAGGTGTCCGATCCGATGGTCGCGCTTGGGGTCGCGGAAGTGAGCGTCAGGAAATACTTTGACGACGTGACAGTCGCGCTCGTCCCAGGCCCAGTCAGCGTCTCGGTCTGCGGTCGCCCGTCTGCGTCGGTCCCGACGAGTGCGACTGTTTTCCCGGAATGATCCGTCGCGGAATCGTTCTTGACCGTGACCTTGTGGGCGAGGTCGTCGTTGGCGTCGTTGGCCGTCAGGGTGAACGTGGCACCCGTGACGTTCGACGCAAAGCCGGTGAGGCTCGCGGCAACGGAAGTCCCTGAAAGCGTAAATGGCTGCATTATTGTCGTCTCCTGAAAATTTGCCGGTGGCTCGCGTTGCCGTCCCGCCCGAGTGGCGTGTTGTTACAGATCGTGTACATGACCGGCGGTTCTTTTTGCCCGGTTCAATACCCTGCAACCGGGTCGATTGCCTCGAAGCTGACGATCTCCTTCCTGCGCTTGTCCGGCTTGACCCTTGCGAATCGAAGGTCCATGATCCCAATGCGGGTGGCTGACATCAGGTCATCCGCTTTCTTGACGATCAGCCCTTCCTTGCGGTGGTACACCCTGATCTCCTCGAACCAGTCGTTCAGGTGATCGAATACCTTGAACCGACCTGTCTGCATCCGCTGGAGCATTTCAATGATCCCGGCCTCAAGCCCGTTGGACCCGTCCTTGAACATGGCCCGCTCCCTTCTCATGTTGACTCCCAGTTTCCGGTACTGCTCGGCCAACTGGACGCCGGAACCCTTGTCGTGCTGGAGCCCGTCATGGGGCCATGCCACCGGAATCCACTTCTCCCGTGAATTGACGGCGGCGGCGTGGATGATCGGTGTCTGTTCGCGCGCCCGGTAACAGTCGTAGACATACACCGTGTCGGTGTCGCGGTCCCACGCCATCCACACGAAGGCAGAAGGGTGGTCCCACCCAAAGTCCGACCCTACGATCCTCGGCCAGTAGCCGGGGATGTGGAAGGCCGGAACCTTGATAGAATCCTCCCTGACCGGGAATACCTTGCCCGACCCCAGTACCGGCACGCCGTGAACGCGGGCCTCAAGTTCATGGGCCGGGTAAGAGGCCATGATGGCCTTTCGCTGTTCGGGCGTATAATGCTCGGCGTCCTCAAGGCTCATCTGGATGACCGCCGTGCCTTCCGGCTTGTCGTTCATAAACCTTGAGACAACATCGCTCATGCCCTTCAGCGGAGTGAAGGTCATGTAGACCGGACCCACCGTGACGTTCGTTCGGGTAAGCACTTCCATGTAGAAATTCATGTC